GGACGGGAGACCATACTTCGGTTGCGGGGCCCCCAAAGCACCTTGAAACCCTTATGAACCATGCAGGGGAGATAATGCTAGCAGCCCAACAAAACATGTCCGGCGGCCAGGCAATGAGCCTCTGGAATGTTTTCGTCGCACCATTCGCCGCGGGGCGGTCGTATGATGAGATTAAACAGGCTGTGCAAATGTTCATATTCAACCTTAACATGGCATACGCTGCTAGGGGGAGCCAAGTCCCATTCACAAGCATAAACTTGGAATTCGCAGTACCAGATTTCCTATCTGATGTGCTGGCTTACGGGCCCCGGGGCGAACGCGTGGGAGTATATGGGGACTTCTATGATGAGGCCAGGCAAGTTACAAGGGCATTTACAGAAGTGCTCCTGGAGGGTGACGCTGATGGCAAACCCCATTTATTCCCAAATACAATATATGTCATCCGCAAAGAAACCCTAAAGGGCGAATTCGATGATGACCTGCACCTTGCACATGAATTAGCCGCCAAATACGGGACAGCATATTTCGTTAACATGTTAGCAGATTACAGGGGTGAAATGTCCAATTATATGGGTTGCCGAACACTTCTCTCAGATAATTGGACGGGGAACTGGGAACAAGACTGTCTTAGAACAGGGAACCTAGCATATGTAACGTTAAATCTTCCAAGGATCGCATACCAGGCAAAGGATGACGATGAGATATTCGAGTATATTGACGAATACCTTGACCTTGCAATTAACATACTAGAATTAAGAAGAGAACAAGCACTCAAATGCCTAAACGACTATAATCTATTACCATTCCTCACACAAGAAATCGAGGGCGAAAACTATTACAGGATAGAAAATGCAACCCTAAGTTTCGGATACGTTGGTCTGAACGAGATGCTAGAATACCACACTGGAGACGACATCACAAACCCGGATGCCAACAAATTCGGACTCAAGGTAATAAGATACTTGTACGAACGCGCCCAGGAACTCAAAAAGGAAACTGGCTTGCGCTGGAGCGTACTGCAAACACCCGCTGAGAGCACAGCTCACAGATTCGCGATGCTAGACAAAAAATCCTATAAGGAGGCTATAGTACAAGGAAGGGAAAACTCATACTATTACACGAACTCTAGTCACGTGCCAGTAGACGCTGAAATAGACATGATAGAAAAGATAAAAATAGAAGAGGAGTATCATCCAATAACACCCGGAGGGCATATATTCCATGCATGGCTTGGGGAAGCCCAACCAGACACACAAGCACTCACAAGATTCACAAAAAACATCTGCAAAAACACAAAGATAGGATTCTGGGATTACAGCAGCGCACTAAGTTTCTGCCTCAAATGCAAAACCCTCATGAGAGGATTGCAAGAAACCTGCGCCAACTGCGGCGAAAAAGAAGAAGTAGAATGGTACGATCGTATAACAGGATACGTCCAGCAGGTTGGAAGGGCTAAATCATCCAGTGGAGGCTGGAACCCGGGTAAAAGACAAGAATTACTCGACAGAAAGCGCTACAACTTATAGTTTCCTACAAGGCCATGATAATTATACAACCCATTGGAAATGTTGAGGAAGAAATACTTAAAAAAAAAGAAGGGAGGTGGTGAAAAATGAAATGGATCGTAACAAGACATCACGACACAGTGAGATGGATACAAACAGCAACAAACGACAACAGCTACAAGCAGATCGAACATTTGAATCAGAAGATCGTGAACTTGATGCGGCCGGGGGATCGGGTATACGGCGTCCTGCCGATCCATCTGATCAGAGAGCTCCTCGACAGGGGGATCAAATACTACCAGATCGTGCTTCCGAATATTCCGCCGGAGAAGCGAGGGAAGGAATTGAACCTATCAGAGCTCAGAGAAGCCGGAATACGGATCTACCACGTCAAAGGCCTCGAGATGGAGGAGGTCAGACTCGGGGGGAATCACGATGATGGCTGACGCCGTCATCACCGACATCTCAGTGAAGACGAAAGGAGAAATCTTCAGAGATAAGCTCAAATATGGAGAGCCATTCGAGAGGGTTCTCCGCATCAGAATGGTCGTCTTCGATGGGCGAGGACGCCAGATAGGCTACGCTAGCGACATACTACCACTCTCGTATTCCCCGCGGTCAAAATACGGGAAGATGCTACGCCATTACGGCGAACTGACCACGGGGATGACCGTAAAAGTCCAAAACGACAAGGGGTGGTGGAAACTATGGATCCCAAAGTAGACAGGCTCGGAGACGTCGAAATCAAGGTTCTCGACGTCGCGACACCCCAAATCTACAGTCTGCACTTCAAGGAGGACGGAGAACATTTCTACGTGCTCCTCGAAACCATAGGAGGAGGCAATGTCCTCCTCAGGCAGATCCTTGTCCTTCATTCTGGGGAACTGATTCTGCTCGACCGGACGCTCGACGACGACACGATCAGACACGTCAGAGAAAGAATCGCCGGATTCTCAGCCGGCAGACAAGTCAAAACTTGGAAGGACGTTCTTGTGGATGCTGTGTTCGATGACGTGCTCTTCCCAGACCCCCGAGCACGGAGAACATCAAGATTAGAAAAGTGAGGAGGTGAATAGGAAGATGGAGAAGAAAGAACTATACATGACGCTGCCAAGAGATCTCTATAGGGCAGTGTCCCGAAGCGCGAAGGCAAACGAGCGTACCGTGAGCCAGGAAATCCGATACGCGCTCCGAAAATACCTACGAGAAAGAGGTGAAAGGATATGAAGAACGAAAGCCAATTTATAGACCGCTTGAGCCTTGTCGCTCAGCGGTTCAAGGAAATGCCCGAGGAAACAGTCCAGCTCCTCAAAAAAACAGTCGCACCCGGCGCAACCGACGAAGAACTCGCACTATTCCTCTACATGGCCAAACAATACGACCTCGACCCCCTCCTCGGGGAAATATACTTCGTGAAAATGCCAGACAAGAAAAGAACTGACACCAAACCCACATTCATCGTCTCCCGCGACGGATACCTCAAAATAGCCATGAGACACCCAGAATTTCATGGTCTCAACTCCTTCACAGTCAGGGAAGGCGACGAGTTCGAGATCAACGCTGAGAGTGGGCGGGTCAAGCATCGGTTCGGTGCCAAGCGCGGAAGAATCCTCGGGGCATGGGCCATCGCCTACCGGAAAGGATACAGTCCATCCGTCGCGTTTGTCGACTTCAACGAATACGTGCGGAGGAATAGCCAGTCTTGGCAGCGTCACCCATCTGCGATGATTCAGAAAGTCGCGGAGGTCTTCGTGCTGCGCCGACAGTTCAACCTCAGCGGTCTATATATCAAGGAAGAGTTTGACAGGCATGGAATCGAGGTGAAGGCCCCGGAGACGGAAAAAGCGAAGGCAACGATTGCCATAGCTCCAGAACAGGGAAGTCAGCCAATCACCCAGGTCGAAATTCAAACCCCTGAGAACAACATCAGAGAGTCAGAACCCGCCACCGAAAAGACTCCGAAGATCTACAAGGTGCTGATCAATGATATCAAGGAGTCAGGGAAAAGCATCACCAAGGGCAACATCATAGCGTTGGCCATGAAGAAGATGAAGGCCGGTGAGATCACCCCCGCCGAATTCAGAAAGCTCAAAGAACACCTTGCCAAGGTATTCCCATGACTCTTCCTTCTTTCTTTTTCTTTTTTTTTTCTATTGGGGAAAAGGAACCCTTTTTTTCTTCGAGAATGACGGAAGTTGATTCCAAATGATGCCATTGCTCTTGAATGAAGCCCTCAATGACAAATTGAGGCGAAAACACGGCTTAAACATCGTTTTCACGAACAAGGAGAAGCGGCCGTTACTCAAGGGATGGAACGAGTTCATAGAAAAGCCCCAGACAGACCAAGACCTCAAGAAATCGTTCCGCAGCGGATCATCGGCGTACGGCTACGTCTGTGGATGGAATGATCTGATTTGCATCGATTTCGACAACCCACTACCCTATTTCTTGTGCCAAAAAGAATTTGGAGACCGTTTCGACACCTTCACAGTCGAAACCCCGAATAGGGGTTTCCATGTCTATTTTTTTTCATCAGAATCAAATCAGAAAAAGAATATCAACACGTATAAGGACAATCTGCACGTTGAGATCATCCTGCGGGGCAATTCGCTGTGCCACGGCCGCATAGAAACCCGACGTGGCCTCGAAGAATACATCATCAAGGTGGATAAGGACATCCGCCGTGATAACACGATAATCATGGACGTTCTTTCGTTTCTCGAGGAGACGATAGCTAAGCTCGAGTTCTTGGAGTACGAATGTGTTAAGGCGGCTCTCCGGGGAAAACCAGAGCTCAGCCACGAAGCCCGGCTAATATTCGCCAACTTCCTCGTCCGAGAACTAAAACCATCAATCGCCAGATACTTTTTCAGAAATCAGAGCGACTACAACAAGAAAACGACAGTATATCAGCTGCGATCTACGCTCTCAAAAATAGAAAAGGGCGAACTGAATCCGCCGACATGCAAGACTATGCGCAGCGTATTCAATGTAGACGCCTCGATCTGCGAGAATTGCATACGACACGAACAGGACAAGGCCATACCAGAGAAGAAAGAGAAGCTGAGGACGATCTCAGTCGACGATCTCCTTGAGAATGTTGGATTGGCCCGGCCGAAGATCCAGACAGGCCAACACTGGGACGAGGCCGAGAAGAAACTCTATTATAGCTGGTACGACCCAAAGAAAGACGCTTTCCTCGTTCTGGGAGAGGACGGGCTTGGGGTCGGGATACACGACGACGACATCAAAGATTGGAAGAAAATGCCAGAGAACGTCCACCGAATGGAAGGAGCCAAAATTAAACCCCCAAAACGCGTCGAAGATGTTGTTCTCGGCTGCCTTGTGAAATGGGCCCATGAAGGCTTCCCAGCCGGAAAAAAGCTCACGCTCAGCAACCTATACGACCGAATCTACCAAGCCCTCAAAAAATACATCTATTTTCGATACGAAACAGAATATTCGCTTGTTTCAGCATGGATAATAGGCACATACATGCGCCAGGCCTTCATATGGTACCCATACCTCGTCTTTTTTGGTCTGAGGAATGTTGGAAAGTCCACAGCGATCACGGTACTCTCTCGGCTCTGCTTCCAGGGTGCGGGGGACAGCACGGGCGACAGAAGTGAAGCAGTGATATTCAGAAAGGCGTCCGGACTCAAAGGGCTCATGACAGTCGACCATTTCGAAGAAATAATCAACAATCCCGTGAAAAACATCACATACCATCAGTTTCTCGAAAACGCCTGGTATCGGGACAACACAGTCGAAAGAATGAACGACAACTTCGACGTAGACTCATTCACGGCCAGTGTGAGCGTAGCGGTCTCAACAAGAGAGGAGAATGACGTTCTCGGAGAAAAGGGGATCGTGGTGATCATGGAGGAGGCACCTCGAAACAGCTCATATGCCGACAACTACCGAAAAATTCTCTCTGACCCCGAATTCGATGAAATCACCCGGCTAGCCCACCTCGTAGCCCTCAAATACGCCAAGGACGTCCACAACACTTATATCAACCTCAGCCAAGGCGACGGTTGGAAAATACAAGGCAGAGACTGGAACAAGATATCCCCGCTTCTGTCCATTGTCGCGGTCATCGATCAGGAAAAAGGAGAAGATTCCAAACTATTCGAAGAACTCTACGAGTACGCCGAAGAATATTCGAGAAGGAGAAAGGACGAAACCAGTGATATCGAGGACTTGGCGCTCCAGTACATCATCGAAGAAGGCTATGACAGATACACGCTCAAGGAACTGCAAGAACACATCAAGGAGGAAATCGACCCATACATAACGCCCCAAAAGGTCGGGCAGATCATGAAAAAACTCCTCATCACAAAACGAAAGTCGAAAAGAGGTGGTGAGACAATCTACTACATAGATCGGAAGCTCGCGACCAAAAAAGCCCTCGAGAGGGGCATACCACTCGCAAGCGACCACATATACACCCACGAAACCCAAGAAACAGAAGAAACCACTAAAAAAACCGAAGATGGGGCCACAAGGCCTGAGGACGGTGAAGGGACGGTGGAATTCACCGACATCGAAGAGAAAGCCCTTAGGATCGTCTACGCCGAGATGGACAACCCCAACCAAGCATGCGGATACCAAACGCTGCTATCCGGGCTGGCAGCACATGACGTCATCTTGGACGAAGCCCAGCTCGCAATAGAGCGTCTCAAAGCCCGAGGTTACCTCCGGGAGGAGGTAATAGGTCATATTCACATCCCAGAAGAAAAAATAGCCAAACTAATCGACATGGGGGTGATCAAGATATGAGTTCGCGCCGAACCTACACACTCAGGCGTTGCAGCCGATGTGGGGAGAGCCGCAGCATGCGAGAACTCGAAAACGGCTCATGGGTCTGCTACCGTTGTCTCAGAGGCGATGACATGGTTCTATGCGAGCTATGCGGCGAATACAAACCATACCAAGACTATCCGAGGAAGGGCCGTTGGCGGTTACGCTATTGCCAGACGTGCAAGGACACATCGTACGAGATCAGGAAGACGTGGGGCGTGGAACTCACCACACTCGCCAGAAAAAAGCTACTCCAAAAAGAAGTCAGATCAGACAATGGGAGAATTATATTGTCTCTCGATAAGGCGGTGCAGTTGGCGATGAAAGGCCACGTACACCCGAAACGATTAAAACCCGACGAGCAGCACCTTTTTCTGATAATATGCTCCGGGGACTGGCAAATCCTCGAAAGGAGCCCACAAGGTGGCCAAGATGAAAAATAACGGCACGATCAGCATAAAAGTCAACAAAACAGCCATGGAACAATACCTCGAGCAGATGGAGCTCGTGAGACTTTCATTAACCAGGAAACGAGAATACGAGGCGGCCATAATCCTAGATGACTTCCTCGAACTCCTAAAATGCAAAATGAAGAAAAAGAGCTGATAAAATGTAAAAAAAAAGAAGAACATAGGAGGCCCTAAGTCCACCCCGCAAAGGTCAAGATAACGCCTGAAAGATCCAAAAAAAAAAAGTTTTATACTGATTCCCTTTTCTCTCTCTTTTTTTTCATGTGCAGAGCATGTAATGGAACGTGATACAATATTCACCGCCTATGATCCGATACGACCGCCTATAATGATAAGCCATGCCGTTATATGCCCCTTTAGGGAGCCAAAGCCGGCGGATCCCCATCACCCCACCTCTCATAACTCCTTTTGAAAATTCGCAGAATCAACGGCAAGTACATGTAGTCATCATCATGAATTTGAATCTGAAGATGCTCCTCATCCGACGAGAAGTGGACCTGAGCCCCAACCAGGATCGCTGCAAAGTTAAGGATATCACAAATCTCTTGATTTGTTCGGAACACCCACGGCTTGCTCCGTATGAACCATCGGAGCATTCTTTCGAAGTATTGGACTGTGGCTTCGCCTTCTAGGTCGATGATCATCGCCATCTCCATACACTCTATCCTCCTGATTATAGTCTGTTTTTTTGGAATTCTGCTAAGGGGAGGCTAATCTTCGAAGTCAATCTCTGAAAACAGTGGGATATGCACAATACTCCAGAAATCCGACGCAAGATTTAGATCGAGATACCTATAGCTGAGATAACCATACCCGCCGTCCCCCCAATCCTCACCCCAACTATTCCGGATCACCAAGGCTTCTTTCCGGTCGTCGTAGCCCACAGCGAGCACTGCATGGCCGCCCGCAAGCACGTCGTCAGCCCCGGGCGGCTCGATAAAACCATTGTCAGCCGCTTGCTCAATAGCCTTCCGATAGACGAGGAAACCGAAGAGGATTGGTTGCCCGGCGGCCAGATGCTTCTTCAAGTCACCAAGCACCTTTCCTTGCTTTCTATATTGTTCTTCGTAGTTGTACCATGAATCTATCGAGAATTCATCGGCCAATCCGTAAACGTAGACGTCATAATCTCTGTCGAAGCGGTTGGGGTTGTATTCTGTCCCGAATTTGGGATCTTCCTCTGGGGCTCCGAAACGGTGCAGAGCCCGCATAGTATCCTTTATCGATGATCCAACATCACCCTGGGGTGTTCCCATGAGAATGCGGCTATGTTTGTATATGAATAGCCGTGATGGCGTTCGAGACCATGAGGATCCGGTGTTCTGCTCGTACCATCGCCGCTGGTAGTATTCGAGGGCTGCTGCGGCCGTCTGAGCCGTGCAAGAACCAATATGTCCCTGATCATACACCGGCGGAAAATGTTCTCTGAGATCTACACGATCCGGCAATGTAGATGTGTCCTCTGGGACTTCTGTGTCCGTAGCATCGAAAAGAAAGCATCTGACGCTTTCTAGGGCCGTCTCATGCTTCTTGTATTTGGAGGGGATCCATCCTCTCAGGGAATAGGTTCGTCCTGCGTGTCGAATTTCCACTCTCAGACACCCCTTCCCTCGGACCCTTTTTTTTTGCTATAAGCTTCTAGTGTGAGCCGTTTCACCATCTGGCGTATCCTATTGGATATAGTGGTTGTGGCCTTTTTCTTTGCGTTTGTTCCGCGCTCCGGGAAAGCAATTGAGCAGAAGGCGGAGCTGGGCGGCGTATGGTCGCAGTATTCTCTCATTCTCGAATAGTTTGTCCCCGACGTAGAAAGACCACGCCTTCAAGACCTCCAAACAGAAATAAAACTCCTGTAATTCTCTCGGGAGATCATTGGCGATATATATGCAAGTGTCATGGGGATCCCAGTATGCATATCGCCGTTCCCAGCCTTTCACGCCCAGACTCTTCAGGGCTTCCCGGAGGCGTTCGCTGTCCTCCATCTTCACATCGTAGATTATCCCTGCGATGTTCACCCGATCGGGGATCATTCTCTTCGCCTCTTCGCTCCCCGGAGCATCTGAGCCAGCCTATCCTGGAGTTCGGCGGTAATATGCTCTGTTATCGTGTCCTCGAGATCCTTGATGATCCTTTCGTTAGATCGGCGAAGAGCATTATTTATAATGTCGACTTCTTCGCGTTTGGCCCGTACTTTGTGTTTGTCGCCGAGATAATTGACCGTGAAGCCGAGCGCAACCGCCAGAACGCCCGAAATCAAGAACTCGAACCTCGTAGGGCTGGATGTCAGACCGTTCTGGACGAGGATCAGGCCCGCGGCGATCAGAGCACTCGATGTGCTCGTCTTGGCCAGATTCGTTTTCAGAACCGTTCGAGTGTAATGTGTGATTATAAGGCGTTTGGTTTTTTCATCAATCATGCTATCTGGTCTCCATTGTCCGTTTTGTCGTCATTGGCGGCTGATTATGGTCTGTAGCTTATTCTTGTCTTGTAGATGTGGGCGTAGCCGTCTGTGGTGTTCCTCGCCGCCCGGATACCGACCCTGAGGGACTGGTCGCGGATATTCGGCGTGTAGATCACTTCGATTCTGCTGCCCTCAGCTGGCGTGCTCGTGAATGTGATCTCGCCGGTCGTATAGTCTACCGTGAAGTCCTCGTCTTCTGCGAGATCCATATCGTCGATTTGGACCATGGCTATTGGGTCGATTGGGACAAAAGGCAATGTGAAGGTGCTGGCAGAGCCATCAGCAGTCGTGGCCCATCTCTGGGCGTCTAGACGGGCTGGGAGAGTCCCATCCTCCAAGCTAAGGCCAGTCGCCACCAACGGGATGTATTGGACGTGAACCACGCCATCCAGATCTTTATAGAGGGTGATGATGGCGTTTTCATAGTCGACTATGTAGTCATCGTATTCGTACAATGGAGCGAGGGTTTCGTCATCTTGGAGCGTTATGACCACCGATCCCTCGAGAACGCTTCGAACTGGCAGATCTATCTGGGAGACGCTGTATGAGATTTCGATCTTCGCGCCACCCGCTGGAGCCGTTGCGAATTCGACTTTCCCAGCATCATAGTCGATTGTGTAGTCTGTTCCGCGCGTCTTCGTGACATTGTCGATTTTGACGACCTCTGAGGCTGTGAAAACCGGCTTATGCGAAGTATAGAACGTCTTCTGGGACCCGTCGCCCGTATATTCGTCCACGTAGCTGACCGGCTCTTGGTAGATGATCTTCTCGTGTTTGGCGATGTCAACGGTCACCGTAGTAGCCGGGTTCTTCTCATAGACGGCGTCAGCCTCAGACCAGACGTTAGCCGTGAGGATACCCACTAGGGGTGGTGTGAATTCCTCTGAGACGATGTACATTTCCATAGCGGGACTCATTCGCAATTCGAGGGACAATTTGGAGATGTACGGCGTATTTGAAGAGTTTGTCGTCGCCAACTTGGCTCTGAAGAGCAATATGGTCGTTGGTGTGGAGAAGGACGCCGTATAATTGTTCGATGACGTTAGATCGTACCATGTGATTCCGGACGCGCCGGGGACGCCAACCTGATAAGTTATATCCGTGCCAGACGGCTTGGAGTCCGTCGGCTTCAAAATCACCGTATGCACTGGGTTCGTTCGAATAGGCCGCAAGTACACGTACTTGTCTGAGGCGTAGCGCGTCACTGTGGTCGGCACGTCACGGAAATACCAATAGTCGTACGTGTATTCGATTTCCTTCGGCACAAGAACCGTTCCAAGTGTCGGGTAGCCGACTTGCACCTCGTCATACACTGTTGCGTGCGTATATTCGATCCACTGCTTGATCACTTGCTTAGGTTGGGTTACGGTGGTGATGGCGTCGATTCTGAAGCAGATACTCCCTGTGACGGTCTTACCATCCCTCGTTCCGCTGAGGGCCTGCCAGCCGGCGTTCTGGTTCCAATACATCCATGACCTGCCCTTGTTGAAGGCTTTGCGAACTCCAAGGGCTCTCCAAGCCTTCGGGTCTTGCTCTTCTTCAGTATATATGACAATGGCGTAATACTGATTCTTCTTGATAGGAACCGAGACCTCAAAGACCGCTACATCGTCCTTCAGAGTCATTTTAGAGGAATCGGTCAGAAAGAGGAACCCTTCAATTTTGAGGCCGGGACACTTGTGATCTTTGATCGTGATTTTGGGGCGGCCATTTGCGTCTACGGCAGCTATCCCAACGTATAGGGGCTTTCCACCCTTCGGCGGCTTCTTAATCCCAAGATAGAGACGTTTGATGGTTGCGTCGGCTGGCGCCTGAAATGTCTGGGCGAGAATCACCGTATTCTCACACCACGATTTGCAGCCAGGCCTCCACTCAACATCAGAGCCTTTGATCACGTTTTCGGAGTCTGGCCAAGCCATGATCGGCATCTCGACAGTCGTCGTCGTGTTTTCATAGTAAACTTCTTGATGTGTGATGGGGATTTCGACTTCACGGGGTATGCTTTGCGTTTGCCATTGCGTGCCGGTCCAGACTTGCGTCTCAACCATCACAACTTTCTTTTCTGTTCGCATTTCGTGTTCAAGGACTTGGACGATCTCTGTTTCCTCATAGTCAGGGAGTCTGAGCCGCTTGTCCTCTATTGCGATTTCCGCGTCTGTTCTTCGCATATCCACGTATCGTGATACGCTCGCAAAATCCCCGAAATCCACAACCACCGACGCAGACGTTGACTCGTCGAAAGAATAGGCCGGCTGGCCATCCACTGTACCAGTGGAGTAGCCAAAGGAATATTGGTCGTCGTGGAAGGGTGGGGTGAGGGTGTTCCGGATCTTCGGGCCCGTACGGGCATCTATAAGCTCAATCTCCTCCTTGAGATAGCACAGACTGCGATGATAGGCCCGCAGCATCTCGTCGGTGACAAGCCGCTGATCTCCGTACTGGTCTTCCCAGTCGGGCAATTGGAAGTCTTTCTCTGGGCAATTGCTAGGCAATCAGCTCACTCCAAGTGTAAAATAGTCTTATGCTCGGCTCAAGGTAGCTTTGTGCGTCAGAGTCATGTTGAAACCGCTTGGGATTTGGATTGCGGGGCTCACCACCTTCCTCGCGAACATCTTGCCCCCGGATGAGGCGTTGAAGACTCCTATTTCCTGCGTTCCGTTTATTTCGGTACTTGAGAACGTTGCCTGGGCCTGGATGAAGTAGCTGGAGGTGTTCACTGTGATGGTGGCTGATTTACGTGTTGTTTCGGCTCCGAGGGCTGTCTGGGTCGCTGATTCAGATGTGCTGCTTGTACCTATTGCCATGTGCGAAACCGGGTTCAGGGAAGCGTCTTTCAGGCGTGTTAGGGCCAGTTCGAGGCCCGTGTTCACTATCATGTTTTTCCCAAGTGGGATTTTGATTTCGCGGTCTATGAACATGTTCTGGATCCGGAGAGTCGCTGTGAACTCCCCAACAAGGGCGAGGCCCTCCCTAAGAGTCTCCCCTTTGGTTTTCTTCTTCTCATTCATTTTTTCTACCTCCAGAGATTGAGGGGCCTTCTCATTCTTTTTTTTTTTCGATTTGGTTTTCAGAATGTTCTTGAGATAGATATGTTATGCTGTATTTTGTCTATCTGGGGTGTGGCGGTGTCAGAGCTCTGGAAACTGAAAATGAACTTGAATTGGTCGCTCGAACTTGAAACGGTGACGTCAGTGAGACTGATGGTAGTGCCCCCAGTTATATTGGCTGTTTTTACGGTGGAACCGTTCTTCTTCGCCGTGAACGACAATGTACAGCCAGATGGGACGGTCGCGTTCACAACCACCTGCCCAAGATTGTTCCCCACGCCAACGTTGGACCCGGTGAGCGTGTAGGATGCTGAACCGCTTGTAGGGACAGCATAGTAGACTTTCACCCACGCACAGTCAACATAGAACGTCGCATCCGCGCTAGGATAATTGTTCTTCGCAGAAATGTCCAGATAGAGCGTGTTTATGTTGGAGGGTGTGACATTGCTGAGGCCCCAGAGATCGGAGGATCCTCCGTACGTCTTTGTCGAATAGGACTGCGGCCAATACGTCGACGTGTCAGCTTTGTTATTCGAATTGATCCCTCCGACGTTGATTCGGATCAGCTGATCTACTCTGTTGACCGTGCCGCTTTGGCGCCGGGAGATCGCTGCCTCGATGCCCCTTATCGTTGCGTTGGATGGTACGCCGAAGGAGAAACCTGAAAGCCGCAAGATATCGGTGTAGCACGTTTGGGCAGGCGTGTCTGCCACCGCCCCGGTGCCATCGCAGGCGCCGAGGGCGTTGCTACGGTTATACCAGTATCCAATGTAGCTGCAGCTGCTATAGTCGATATTTGAGGCTGATGTTGGTCGTTTCGCCCCGGTATTGGACGTGGTGGGAGATGGGATCGTGATGTAGGCGCTGGTGCCGGATCCGACAATTTGGACGTTGCTCCGCGTCAGCTGCGAAAATTCGGTGTCTGTGTCGTATGTTCTGATTGCCCCGGATGATTCGGCGGTCGCAGAGTCCCCGATCCGGACTGTTTCCTCGTAGGCGCCGGCTGTCTCGGATTCCACGCTGTCCGAAACGGTGAAATCGTCGCTTGGCTCCCCAGTGGCGGTTGCTTCGACTGATTCGGAGATTGATAGGGTTTCCTCGTAGGCGCCGCTGATTTCCTCAGGCACAAGCTCATCAGAGAACCCGAAGGAGTCCTCAGACTCCGCTGACAGCACAGTCTCAACCAAGTCATCGAATACCAGTCCATCACAGAGCTCCCCGCCAGGATCCCCACTGACCTCATCTACTACGTTCAGGAACTCTGATATAGTTCCCTCTCCGCTCATGTCGATTTCATCATCGCACACAAGGCCATCAGGAACTTCACCTGAACCCTCCCCTGCAAGGATCTCATATACTGCGATCCCATCATCGAGGAATCCGCCGCTATCTCCTTCGATAGCATCGGAGAATGATGTGTCGTCCGTGGCAGGGGACAGCAGGGAATCCCAGGATTCTGAGATTGTGAGACCGTCCTCGAAGGCTTCTCCGATAGCGGCTTGGAAATAGAACTTCTTCGACGCTGACATAGAATCTATGACTTGCTCGAATTCATCCGAGTCCCATCGGATGTTCATTGGCAAGGAGTCGATGTCTATGGTCACGAAAAATACAGAAGGGTTCCAATTTTTCGTCTTCATGTACTTCTCGGATTGTCGGCTCCTGTTCATTTCACATAGTTGCCGCCAGAACCCAGATATTGTGGGCTCGACGCCCAATAGCCGGAAGATCGAAGCGAAGATCACGCCATGCTCGTCCAAGTATCTCAGGAATTGGTCGAGCCTCTTTTCGTAGTAGTAGTCCGGTTCTGTCCGCTGATCATGAAATGGGGGATACGCACGATCCAAGTGGCGATAGTCGGGCTTGGTGAGGGCGTAGCGGGGGCATCCAAGCAGCCGGCCCTTCAAATCCAGTAATAAATCCCTGTCATAAGCGTTCCCGACGAGCCCGTCGTTCTCAGGAATTCCCTTCATGTACACACCACTGTCGTAGTCCTTGACTCGAAGAAGAAATTTGGAGGTCGGGATCGTGTCGGGGAACGTGATATTGATTCGCTTCTTGAATTCATCGGTTCCCTGGGGCAGTCTACCCGAGTCGAGGATTCTCTCGCGGTCTTGGTACAATTCGACTCTCTTGATATTGGGCAATGCGACGTCAACCCAAATCGCAGCCTCTTTCGGCTTGTTCTGGTCCCTCCACAGCCTCAATGGTCTTCGGATGCCGAATATGCTCTGGGCCAATTCCTTGGCCGTTTTGGCTTCTTGGATCGGGTCTCCGAGGGCTTTGATCAAAGCCCTTGTCCGTGTGGCCGGCGACCTCCCGAGAAACCATGGGATCCGATCTCTGAGTCTGTCCTTCACTGTCATATCGCATCACACCACCGTGACTTTGATCTGACCGGCCTTGGCCCGCTTAGACTCCGGGATATTAACCTTCTTGGCTGGGTAGGTGATTTCGAGATCTGAGAGTTCCGAGTGGACCTCGGTGAGGAAGCTGCCCAGCCGGAACGGTGAAAAATCCTCGCCGAGTCCGAGACCGCGGATAAAATCACCCCTTGAGGTTCTGCCACCGTCTATGAAGGCTCTGATGTCTTTTTCGACGTTGTAGGCGATCGTCTCGCGCCACATGAAGGTTTCGATTTTGACGCTGACGACGCATTCTATGTCGATTGTTTCGGTTTCCACGCCCACAACCTTGACATCTTCGTCGGCGGCCATAGCATCACGCACGTAATCCTGAACCAGCTCCAAAACAGCCTTGTCAGGGGGATCCACAACGATCCTGACGGTTCCTGGGCCATCCCAGCGTGGCTCGATGATGAAATCGTTCACGCCGGGCGTAGCCTGCAGCACACGGTAGTAGGCGGTCAATGTGCCCTTCTGGTGCTCGAAGGCCCATTGCTTGACCCGCATCCGCAATGAAGCATCATCTTCGGGCGGGTTCCCGCCAGATGATGGCTCAGGATTGTAAACAGTGGCTCCGGGGACATCGTCCTCAATTATATTGAGTTCGCCGGCCCCTATACGCGTCCCAAGCCCGTAGTCTCGGGATATTGCGTAGGATCTGGCCTCGAGACTTCCTGATGGGATCGCAGCCTCATACAAGGTCTCGTAGGCCACACCGGTCTTGGTGGTCAGTCCCGTGCCAGCCGGGATAAAAATATCATCATTGTATCCTTCCATCCTTTCGAAGACAACCGGTACGATCGACTTGGTAGCTCCGAGACGCTCCAAGCCCACTAACGCGGCCAAACGATCAAGATCATCGCCCACAGCCAGGTCAACGTTCAAGGAGTTGACGAGGCCCTCTAGGTCGGAGTAGAAACGCGCCAGTTCATCTGCAACAGCTGAAAGAAATAGCACGAGATTGTTTTCGATGCTTTCCCCTCGACTGATTCGCTCTATGAAACCTGTATCATCCGAAAGGAGCCCGTATTCGTATGCTCTCGTGATCAGGTCAAATAGTATTTCTCTCTGTGATCGGAATGGAATCATATGATGCCCTCCTGAGCCGAGAAGACCATAGTCGCCTCCTCGCCAGCGATTCGAACACCCAGCTCCACCACGACCGCCGTGCCGGGCTCAGCGGTGGCCTTCACATCTAAAACCTCATCAACTCTATCCATCTCCTCAACAGCTACCCGTATATCGTCCTCGAGGCGGCGTAGCCCCATACCGCTCCGCGGGTCATACAAACGCTTATACACGTCGCTTCCAAAGGACTGGAAGGGGTATTGGGGGAGTTCTCCAAGGATCGTGAGCAGCTTGAGCACGATACCAGCGTAGACCGATGGTACACCGTCCTCGATGGTAAGATCCCCGCCCTTGAACTGGAAATCCCATATGCGGCTAGATGCGTCAGCTGGATGGCCCGGGAAGCGAACATCGCCGTCAAAATCCGGATCATAGCCGACAAAACCCTCCCCAACGACCATATCATCCGATATGCTTCCTTCTCCGTCGGCGGAGCCTTCACAGAGGATCTGAGTGTAGGAGAAAGTGCAGAATTGAACGTTCTTGTCCAATCTCTCATCTGTCACCTACTTCGCCTCCCCTTTCTATGGTGAGATCTCTTTTCCGTTCAGGACGAGCTTCCCTTCGATTTCAACCCTATCCGCGTGTACTATGATCCTGGTCTCGCCGTTCCGCAATTCTATGATGTTCTGCTCTGGGTCGAGACGTACACGGAGCCCCCCATACTCGATTGTCCACCCGGGCTCGAGATTTCCGGATTCGGCGATCAGCTGGTCGTCCATCTTCACGAAGCCAAGAATGTAGTCGCCTTTTCTGTCCCGGTCGCCTTCTACGGCCATTGCCACGGCGAACACGTCCTCGGGCGGTATGATATATCGTCCGTAGCGGTCTATGCCGGCCTTCCCCTCTGGGATGCATGATAGGATCGCCTGCGAAGAAAAGAATGGGAATGAAAGCCTAGAAGGGTACGCGTCGAAATCCCGGTTGGAAACGTGTTGTATGGGCTTTACATGGGCAACAGCCCGATCAGGATAGACCTTCTCGATTTTGACAAGCCGTAGATAGAGGTCTCGTTTGTCAAGGGATGGCTTGCCAGGCAAATCGACCATACGGCCGCCGAGAAGTTTCCTCATATTCCTCGCAACATCGCCAGGGGCCAGAACGGTCAAACGGGATCACCTAACAGGTTTTTATCACGGTCAGACCAGGACGGGATGCAGTCGTTCGGAAACCGCGATCGAAGCCGTATTCACGATAGGGGACGTCTACCCATTGGCCGTTTTGCATATACTGGACCGTACGGTGGCGTGGGGACTCGGCTGTCGTGTACTGGATGATCCGCGCCTTGAAGCCGGCTTGGCACAGTTTTTGGAAGAGATATTCGCTCATGGCCCAGCAGTCACCCCAACCATTCTTCACAAGGCACTGTGCGTCCGAACAGCCGAAGGCGTGGCGGTATTTCGATGCTTCGGTGAGTATGGAGGCGAGCGTGCCCTGATCACCGCCCCCAGCCTGGCCTTCGCCCCCACCAGAGGATTTGGTCTCCGGTTTCCATAGGGCTAGCTCGAGGCTTGTATCGAAGCCATCCGGGCCGAGCTTGTGCGAAATGCCCTTCAAGTAGAGTTCATCCTTGTATTCGTCTGTTTGGTTGTTGATGTGCACCCAACGGCCGGGGAAAAACTCCGGGTCTCCCAGAACCTCGCACGTGACAGCCTCTGAGGAATCCACGCGCTGTAACGTCCTCAGAATCTTTTTTCCTTTTTTTCGGGCTTCACACGGGCTCAGATCCGGCCAGTTCAACTCGAGACGTCCCATCTCGCCATACTTTTCCCAGTCCTTGTCCAGCACTTCAACGACCTCTCCGCCCTTGCATGTGATCTTGAGGGCCGCTACGATCGGCGCTTTCCCCTCAGTCATCTCAAAAGACTCCTCCAACATATTCCAATCAGATAAGGCGAAGAGGATCTTGGAATCGTCCTCAAAGGGCTCTTTGATCTCGTGAACGTAGCATGTGTCGCCCTTCACAAAGACGTGCGTATCTTCCTCAAATTCCTCCAAGGCCTTCAATATAATGTCCCAATACGTCATTTCCTGCGTGGAAGTGGTGGTTTCACCTCCGCTGCTCTCAGAGCCGGGCTCGCCGGTGACGGTTTCTCCACACGTCGTCTTCAGGACTCTTCTGTGAGATCCGTCGTGTATTGTCCCGCAGCCGCAGTAATCTCTGTCGCAGCTGCAGCAGAAGAACGTCCCCTCCGGGAAAATGTTAGATCCGCCCTGGGCAGTGCTCCCCGAGCCAGGATGCCCCGCACACTTGTCCACATTACAATCTGGGGGACAACGGTTATATTGGATGTCAGTGGAACCACATTCGCATGGCCCGGTGACAGTGCAGACCGTATACTTCCCAGATCCCGATTTCGGGAGTGGACAGTCGCTTCTCCCGCACGAGTTTTGGCACGGCCCTGAGGCATACCCACCTCCTGTAGTTCCCCCGGCTGTTGTTTCCTCTTTGAACGAGACCTTGGCCTCGAGGATCTCTTTTCGCAGTTTGATATTGGGTTTGAGCCCAGCCTTTTTTATGACGTCTTCTAGGACTCCTTTGACTGTTTTATCGACGTAGGATTCTGTGGTGGCCTTTTGTTCGAGTAGGACGCCCGTGTCAGCGAATTGGACTGTTATGTCGCGTTTTCCTTTTTTGACCTCGGCGATGAAGGCGGAGAAGGCGTCTCGGAGGATCCTCGTGGTTTCTTTCCCAGTTTCAGGGTCTGGGACTGGGGAATCATATTCGTAGCCAATCCGAACGTTGAGTTCGTCCCCTTGCATCAGCCGTTGAAAGCGCTGTTTTGTGTACGGAACCACGAGGGATCCTGTTCCGGTCGATTCGGTGATGCTTTTGTTGAAATCGACTGATTGAATCGCTGTGAGCTTCCATTGTTCTTTTATTTTGCACTTATTGAGATATTTCATGAGAGCGACGCTGGAAATGTTGTTGAGAAGATATTGGGCGATCGTGGGCTTAGTTTGCTCTTCCGAAGCCTCCTCAGTGGCGGTTTCTTCGGTGGTAGTCTGAGTGGTTTGTTCCTCTTTTGATTTCTTTTTGTCATCCTTTTTCTGTTGAGATTCTTTCTGTTGTTTTTGTTCGGTGATATCGAGCTTGAATGGCTCTTTCACGCACCACTCACGCTTGATCAGCTCGATTTCGATGACTGGCCTCGCCCCAGCCCGTAGTGGGATGTTTCGAGGAGTGATATACGTCACAGCCACCAGAAAACACCTCTCGTCCCTGTTTAGGCGGGTTTGGGTTTCTGAATATTCTTGATCCGGTATTTCTCGGCCCTCGTACGATTCCAGACCTTCTCACGGCCACAGACGCCACAATAGTTCGCCCCGCACTTTGTGCAGTGCAGCTGGCCTTCGGGGACTCTCTTGTTTTCTTCTCGTGTGAGTTTGCCGCCACAGTGTTTGCAGATGAGCTCCCAGACGGCCGTGTACCACCGATACTTGTATCCGTCATATTTCATGCAGAACGCGCATGACGGCTTGAACTTCATGGCTTCCCCGACCACTGCAGCGGCTGGTGTGGTCGCTTTCTTCTTTTCCTCCTCTTCGAGCGGAATCTTGACGTCATCAGGTAATTCGGCTGTTTCTTTGATCTCGACGGTGATTTCACCATACCCGAAATGGTCGCGGGCCCCGGCATCGAAATACCCAGCCTCGGATGGTGAAAACTTGATCTCAGCTTTCATATGGCCCTTGATACATCCCCCGACATGTGGCGAGCATATCGTGACAATTTGACCGTCCAGGGCCTTCACATACTCATATGCCGCCTTGGAGAACTCGATGAATTCGCACGTAAATTTGATGTCGCGGGATGTTGGGGGGCCTTTCATGATTACGCGGCCTAGATCGACGACTTTCTTCTCGATGGGCTCATATCCACCCCCAGCCGGGGAGACCTCGAAGTCCTTCACGAAGAAGGGGATTCCATTGATCGTGACAGTTGCTTTTGACTCGTCTCGCTTCCAGTGCCGTATAACCACGCGGATCACCCTGTTTTGAGCGACTCCTTCGCTACGAAGTACTCGAGACCCTTGGCCACGATTCTGGCGGCTTCTTCTTGGGTCTTGTCGCGAGCGTCGATTTGGATCGCCCCCTTCCCAATGTAGACCACGTTTCCGCCGGTCTTTGACGAACCAGCCAATTCGAGGCTGCGTTTCATCGTCTCGAGATTGCGAGGATCGAGGTCTGGGAATTTCACAAGGGGGACACCCCCGGGAGCTCGGATCTCGAGAGGACTGCCGAACCCAATGCCAAAAATGGAGGATCCGCCGCCTCCTCCTCCCACCTTATACGGTCCCACGCCTACGCCCCATCCTGGGGCTGCTGCTCCTTTGCCCGTTGCTTCGTCGCTTTTAATGATGAAATTCTGTAGAGCGTTCACAGCGTCCCAAATGGACTGTGTGAGCTTGTCCCACTGATCCTTGAGCCACTTGAGCCCCTCGATCAGCGGAGCGATCTTATCCGTTACTTGTTTGATCGCGTCCCGTATGGCGTTCCACGCCCCTAACAGGACGCTCATAATGAACGAACCAATCTGGGACAAAATGTCCCACAGTCTTTGGAGAATTGGCATAAGCACGGGGGATATGAAGTCCCAGATCTTCTTCAGACCGTCCAGAAACGCCTGGAACGCCTTCACAAGCATACCCCAAACAAAAAAGGCCACACCTTTCAGGACATTCCAAACATTCATCACAGCCTTCCGAAATCCCTCATTCGTGTTCCACAAGTAGAGAATAACCCCAATGAGGATTGCTATAGCCATTATCACGAGAAATATGGGGTTCATGGCCATCACAGCATTGAGCAGGGCCTGTCCGGCTGCCGCTATCTTGCTTGCGGCCCCAAGGAGGAAATTTTTGACGGCGGCGGCCGCTGTGGCAGCCGCGTTCTTAATCTGAGCCCATATGCCTCTCAGAGTCGCTTTGTTCAACCCTTCTTGGCTTACTGTTGCTGAGGCGATGCGATCGCGGAGGTTCTTGAATGATGTGGCCACGGCCCCTGGAACGCCCCGAATCCCGGAAATCTTGTCTTTTAGGGTTCCGGCTCTTGACGCGGCGCTGGAGAGGGCGTCTTTGAGCCCGGAGAGGCTTGGCATCGAGATCCTACCACGGAGAGCGGACATCAAGTCCTTGGCCTTCCGCGCGGCCTCAGAAAGGGAACTCCTGAGCCCAGAGAGCCTTGTTTTCAAGTCGTCGACTGATGGAAGGGCGCTGGCGATCTTGTCCTTGATTGTGCCAGCCGTGCTTGCAACGGAGCTAAATGCGCTTTTTAGCGAGCTGACGGATGGCAAAGCGTCCTTTATGGCGCTGCCGATATCCCATATTGGACTAAGAATGGCCCCTATTAGGGGAAGCGAACCGATAAACGCTATGATCATCCCAGCGGCTACCCCGAGCTTGGTAGACCATCCACCCGTCGTTTTATCCAGCCAACTGAAGAAGTCGAGAATCTTGTTTAAAACTGGGAGCAGATAGCCGCCGATCGTAATCAGAGCGGCCTGCACTCTTCCCTTGAACTCTTCCCACTTCTTAAGCGTCGTATCCTGCTGGCTGATGCCCTTGGCGTGTATCGCGGCTAACGCCTCATTTAGAGCCTTAGTCCTTTCCTCGACAGTCTTGGCCTTTTCGAGCTTGTCGACATAATCTTTGAGAATAGAATCTCGTTTAAGTTGTTCCACGTTCCCCGTGCGTATATAGTCGATGAGGTCGTACTGTGCTTCCATCAGGGGCTTGCCGGACGCTGCGGTTGCCATCAGATAGTCGGAGGCCGCCGTTCCAAGCTCTTTGAGGGTTTTGGAGCTCACATTGGTCTGGTTTATAACGGCGCCGCTGAGTAGCTGAGAAATGAATGAGTCTGGGGCTGGGCTCTGTATATTCACCTCTCGGATAGTATTCATGTATTCCTGGGCCTTCTTTTTCCCAACCACGGATTCCATCCAAACCTGCTGCAATTCTCGCTGCATAGCCCCTGTAAAGGCTTCTCCCATCATCTGCGAGACAGAATAGCCACCTGCGATTCCAGCTATCGCCCCGCCGAGCGAATCAAAAGATGCTGACAGAGAGGAAAGCCCAGATCTTACTGATGATATCGCTGAGCTCGCAGCACCTCTCATACGACTGGAGGCGCTCTGGGCGGCTGAAGCGAGCCTAGAGAAGGCTGATGAGCCGACTGATGCGATCTGTCTCAGGACATTGGTCACTGATCGAGTTGCGGACGTGTATCTGCTCATCGCTGAGGTTGTGGAGCTGATTTCTTTCCGTTCTGCGCTGTATCGTTGCATGGCGGCTCTTTGGGCATCCCTGGTGGCTGCTGAGGTCTGCTTCAAAGCCCCTTGTAGCGTTGCTTCACCGGTCGCCAGAGAAGACCATACGCTGGCCCCGGTATCTGAAAGGGAGGATAATGAGGCCCTGGCTTGGCCTGTGCTCGATGTTAGGCTGTCGCCGAATTGTCTGACCTTTGCTACGGCGTCCCTCACGGCTGCGTTGACCCGCGACATCGCCGCCGACACATACTCGGTCGCTCGGATCCTCACAAGGACATCAGAGACTGGCATGGCCTACCTCAGCTTCCGCGCAAGTTTTTCCCGTTCCTTCTCAAGTTTCTCATGCTCTCTGACCTCATTCATGATCTTGAAGTAATGATAGAAGTATAATGCGAGTATGTCCCGCTCGTACTTGTGCTTTATAACTTTGGCGGGTCTCCAGCCGAGATCTCGGCAAATGCGACGTATAACTTCAAATTCGAGCGATCTTGTTAACTTGAAATAAGCGCTCGACGCTTCGCCCGGCTAATCCGAGGGCTTCAAGTGTTCTGGTGAGTGCTATGGTTTGCATCGCGATGTTCTGGCGTTTCCAAAACTCCACAGCCTTCGCCTTGTCCTCAGGGGGTGATAGGAACGTTCCGAGGAAGTTCGCGGTTTTCTCGATTTCTTTTGCAAGGTTTGCGATCCTCTGCTGTTCCATCTTCGAAACGATTTCGAGATATTTCTCTTCTTCTTGCTCTGATTTGAGATTGCCGCTTGTCCCACGGGCCAGCAGGTTTCTTTCGTATGCTGAGAGCTCTGACATGATGTGCTCGTCCACGTTCATCACTGATAGGTCATCTCCGGGCTCAATGGGCTTCACTTTGAATTTGAGAAGATAGTCACCGGTGTCTATCTTGATCCATTTGTCCTCGTAGGGTTTGAGGACTTCGAGCAGCTCTCGTTCGGTTTCGATGATCGCCCGGAACTCTTTGATGTTCTCCATGAACTTTTCGAATTCTTTGCGTTGCTTCGCCGTTTTCAGATTCTCTGCGATCTGGTCATGGTATTTGACGTAGATCTGTCGTATTTGGCCGACTTTGACGCTGTCTGAGGCTTTGATTTTCCCATCTTCGAGTTCTTTGATGATTTCTTGTTCTTTTGGGGTTAGATTGAGAAGTTTTAGCCCGGGAAGGAACTGTTCCCGGGCCAGTTTGAGTAGAGCCTCCCCCACCATTCTTTCTTCGGCTTTTGGGTCGCCCTTAGGGCCTTTCACCATACCACACGTCTCCTTGTGCTTTCTCTGATCTGGTCTAGTGGAATGCGGGTGATTCTTCGATTAGTTGGGGTGATATGATCTCGAATCCCCTGAAGGCCTTCAGTTTCCAGCTCTGCTCGGCTGGCTCGTTGATCGTGAACGTCGTATCGATATCGACGCTTGCACAGCCGTAGAATCGCATGGCTTCGAGGAACGTGCCCTTCTTCTCAGCGAAAGCCCATACAGAGATCGTCATATCGTAGTCGTCCTTCATCTGCTCGATTAGGCGCGCGTAGGGGATTTCGTGAACCATCATATCTGAGAATTCGAGTTCGATTTCAGTCTTTCCGTCGACTACGAGTGATGGGAGGCTGCCACTGGTATAGACGGCCTTCTGGTCTAGCTTCACGCTGATCTTGAGCTTAGAGGCTTCTATTTTCACGCTCTTTCCTTTGGCTTTGACGACGAAATAGGCGAGTCCTCCGCCGTATATTACTTTGGGGAGGCGTGATGGGGTCATCTTTTGGGCCATATTAGATCACCTGATCCCAAATGAGTCTAAGAAGTGTTATTCTTCGATGTATGATCCTGCAGCCATTATAGAGGTTTGGATCACGACTTCCTCGACGCTTTCGGGTGGCGTGAGGGTCAGTTCGATGTCTATGACGTTCGGGGAGTCAGAGTTGATATATGCTTCGATTGTTCCGTTTCGGATTGTTCCTTGTGACTGGTTTTTGGCTATGATGGCTTGTCCGCTGCTCTTCACCATGTTGACAGCGTCTTGGGTGGCCATTTCGTAGATTTCGGATGCTGCCACCTCAATTATCTGTTTGAGCACATGGTCGATGGCCGCTCGGGCATAGATCGTCGAATCGACTGGCCTCTGGCCAGCGAGATCCTTTCTGTAACTCGTCATGACCGGCCATACTGGGCCGTATCGGGTTGCTGATCGGGGCTTAAACAGCCAATCGCAGTTTATTCCAGCTTCTTTGAGTTGTACGAGCTCTGACCATGGCCTCTTTATGATGGTGTCGGCGGAAACTGTCTTATACGTGTATTTACCGGGGTTTTCCCATGGATATGTGCCAGAGACAAGCCCAGCGAAACCAGCGAGGTTAACCGGGTTATCATAGAGCGCTACTCGGCTGCTGCGAATGTATCCGCCACTTCCCTCGGAGGGGTCGGTCAGTCGTTTGATGTCTTCGAGGCCGGCCTGCTTTGGTGTGGGCGCGATAGCTGTGATAGGCTGGGGGAAGTTGGAATAGCCCATAGCCGGGTCTCCATGCAGCGATTTGTACAGATGCTGGTCTACCTGTTGCATGAGGTATACGAACGCGTTAGGTCGCTGCTGTCCACCGTGCTCGACAGAATCAAGGCCCACTAGATCGCCAGCGTCAACGTAGGCCTCGAGGTCGATGCTGGCATCTGAATCCTCGATTAGCTTTACGGCTTGTAAATAGCGGTCTATTATGTCCGGAACGTCGAGATTGTCCGTTGCTCCGATGTCGATGACGTATAGGTGTTCGACTGGGCATCTCTCGATGTCATGACACAGTCTCGCCTCATAGAAAAACTGTGCAACCGCGCCAAGCAGCCTGCCGCCTTCTGCTAGGTCATCATAGTAGTCTAATAGTTCGTCGTAGAATTCTATGTGGCGTATGACCATATCTTCCCCAGATTCGATTTCGACTCCTGATGGGCCGATGATAGCCGCTATCTTCCCCTCTCCCTGACAGCGGGGGATCAGTTCCACCCTCTCGGGCGTGACACGGACTCCGGGAAGTCCCATACCTTATCACCTTACTCTTTGAGTTTAAAGCCGGTGTAGACCGGCAGTTTGTCGGTTTTTTCATCTTCCACGATTAGATTGACCTCCTGCGTCGCAATGTGCACTGGAGGTTTGTGATCTGGTTCGATGTCATAGTCCCAGCGCCCCACTCCAACAGAGAAGACTCCATACTCCGTGAAAGGCGAAGTAGGCCCCCGATAGTTCGGGCTTTCCTCGTCGACACCCCAGTACGGGCAACGGGCATATGAAGAATCCTCGGAGTACAGTTGGATTGCATCGCATCTTTCATTTGACGTTTTGCAGATTTGACCGTCGAGATTCTTGCAGAACATGAAGTGGGCGATACGAGCGCGATTCACCAACTCTACAACCTGCGAAATGATCGAATCCCTCTCCAGGACGCTGGTAGCGTATATTATCACGTTCATCGTGTATTCTGCGAGTCGCAGCACCTTTCGAGACGCCTCGAGTCCTTCAACCTCCAAGGACGTGATATGATACGGCAGTTCTCTCGTATGGGATAAATGGAAGGTTACGAACGGAAGTTCTACAATTTCCTCGACGTTGGCGATCACTGGCACTATCTTCTCGCCCAGTTTGATCCGCCCTCTGAGGATGTCGATGAAAAACTTCATTGGGGTGAGTTCAGTCATCCTCCGAGCCTCCTGCTCAGCACTCTGTTCACGATCGCTCTGACACGGCCCCTCATGGCGTAGTTTTGTGCGATCTGGCGGTGGTATGGTCTGCCGAGAACCACGCCGGGGCCCCCTGGCGCCCTACGCTTATACGAGCCGCCATAGACTCGTCTGAGCAGGAAGAACCAGTATCGTCGCTGACCCGGCGTGGCCAACGTACGATGGCCGAGAATCACAAGGCCAGCGTGCAGATAGGGGCCGAGACGCTTAATCGAGACGATCTGAACCTCCCCAGCCCCAGCCCTCCTCAGAGTATGCGACGACCGCAAACCGCCGGTCTTCCTGGGCACCAACGGGGAAGTCCTGAACTCCCGGATCATGTCACGGCCGATCTCCCATACCACATCCTCCGGTGTTTTCCGAGCCGCCTCTACGAGCTTGTTCAACCGTTCGAGACCTCGGACTTCGACGCTGACATGCACGGATCATCCCTCAGGTTCTTCCTCTTCTTCTGCGATCTCTGGTGGCTGGGTTTGTTCTTGTTTTTGTAACGAGACTCGCTTGTAGCTGAGGAGCGGGAAAGTGTGGGGTTCTGATGAAACCCTGAGCAGGAAGTCGTAGCCCTCCACTTTGACACGATCATCGTATCTTATGTCGGTCGTTAGGGGCAAGTAGAGGGTGTAGTGGCTTGATTCTTTGTCTCCGTATTCGAGGATGCGTTCGCGGTCTCCTGAACGCTGGAAGTCGGCCATAACCTCCCCAACGAGTCGGAGGACTTTCTTCTTCTCGCCGTAGAACTCCTCTTCTGAATCCTCGAGTCGGTATATCCGGATTTTGTGGTTGGGGAAGTATATGGGGCTCATGTCATCGTCTGGGCACGTACTTTACTTCAATCAGTTCTTTGAAGGGTAGGGTCACTGGGAATCGGATTTCACCGTTCTCGAAGATGTAATCGGCGACTTCAAGGCCTTCTGGGCGTCTGCGAGGTATGACCTTAACGTGGATGATTTTTTCAGCGTCTACTTTGATGCTGGATCCGTCGCTTCGAACCTGAAGCGCTCTAATCTCTTGTTTCTTTGATTTTGAGGTTTTGGGCTTGCCTTCTGTCTTGGCCTTCTTCTCTTCCGCCTTTTTTGTCTTAGGCATCTTATATGCCTCCAATTATCTGACGACCTCCTCTGAGAATTCCATCACCGAAATGGACACGGGGAGATCATCCATTTTGAAGTTGATCTGTTCAACGTTGATAAGGTGGAAAATGAACGTTGTGAATGTTGGGAGAGTCATAAAATTCGTTTGGTTGTCGAAATTGACTTGGAAGCTGTCTCCTTCGCCGAATGCCGCGAACATTACCTTGACGGGTTCGCCGGGTGATGACAGCTCATAGGAGTCTTCAGGTGTCTCGGTGGTGAGCTGTATGGTTTCTGGTTCTTGTGGGACGCTGTACGCTTGCCCAGCGTTGACTTTGAAGTTGCCTCCGGCGTCGATTGGGAATATGCCGAGTTGGTCGTCGAGTATGACGTATATTCGGCCCTCCGGGTCCACCTTGATCGGTACGAAGGTTGCTTCGGGCGTCTGCCCGCCTAAGAGGGTCACAATTGCACGCCTCCATTTCATTTGGTGTATTCAGTGAAGAATTCGGCCCAATTAAGGCCTGTTCTCTTTTTTTCGCCTTTCGCTGTCGTCCATGTTGTGCCGGCTGTGAACGCTCTGATTCCGATGATTCGGGCTAAGAGTCGCTTGTACATCGAACAATAGTCATATTCTGTTTGCCTGCTTTGTCGGAGGCCTACCTCGGCTGGAGAAGCGTACGTAACTGTTATATCACCTTCCCTGATCGATTTGACCTCACCACCTCCGATATGCCCTGGGCTCTCTTGTGAGGGTGCGAGATAGCCTCTGAGTTGTAGCCAGGCGAGCACCCCATAGACGACACATTTCCGGGCCGTGATATTGTCACGGGTGAGTGACGGTCTGATCTTGAGGAGTTTGGCGCTGATATCAGCTATCTTAACCCCGATCAGGCTCTCATGCTCCTCGATAAACTCATCGGACAGATTTCCCTCCTTCTTTATGTCATCAATGGTGCATAAGTCCATCTCGCGTCCTCCAGCCGCGTAGGCCCCTGGGTTTAGGCTGATCTGAGCAGTATGACTGTATATGTGACGCTCTTGCCACCTCCGGGCGCTTCCCCGAGAGTCACGGTCACTTTCTTCTCCTGCGAGTTAATGCTCACTGATTTGGCGGGTATGGCGCCGGCCCCGCCAGACACGGCTGACTGGAACGCGCCGAGGATCTGGGAGTTGCCGTCTTGTATGTCTGCGGTTCCAGAGATGTCAGTTCCGGAGACTTGGACGGTCACGACTTGCAATTTGATCTTGGGGAGCGTCACGGCTTCGTCGTCGAGTCTTGCGGTTGTGATGGCCTTCTCAGCGATCTTCGCGGTCGTCACCGCATTGTTTTTGATGTGCCTGCCTTCTATGGAGTTGTCTGCGATTTCGCCGGCCTCGATGGTTCCGAGGTCCTCGATCAAAGCTCTGACTCGCCCTTTCCGGTTGAACAGCAGTCGCCTGAGTCTCTGATCCAATATATTCGCCTCCTAAGAGTAGAAAATTTTAAATGGGGCGTTCTATGAAACCTCTGATATGAGCGCTGCGACGGCAGAATTCACATCAGAGTATGTACAGTCGCCCCTGAATGTGAGAACGTGCTCCACAACCCTCTCTCGGGGTCTGCGGTCTGACTCGACTGTGATCTCCCTGAACACGCCCCACACCATGCTGGCAGGCCTTGCGAGGAGAGCCTGTTTCCCAGTGAGGCCAGTGGCGGTTTCATCGTCGAGTGATGGCACGTGTCTGACCGGTATGCCGTCGTAGCTGAGTTCACCGCGTCCGAGGAGGGCCTCGTCACCCAGTGAGGTTTCTCTGCCGGCTATGATGTCTCTATAGGCTGCATAGGTCTCCCAGTCGACATAGAAACGCAGTTCTTCGCGTGGTGTGAGATATCTCTTTGGCATGGCCTCTTCCATGGCTGCGAACATGTCTATGGGGAAATCGCTGCCATTGGGGTCGAAATCAGGGCTGGCTCCGTCGTGGGTGTATCCGTAGACTTTATTCGCGGCTTTCTTGATCCAACCGTCCAGAGTTTTCAGTAGGGGGTTTCCTGATGGTATGGTTAGGCTCGTGTCGCCTCTGAGGAAGACTGTTTCGAGATCGAGGGATGCAGCGTTCGCCATGAGCTCGGTGACGGTCTGCTCGAAGTCCGGGCCCTCAATGGTGTCTTCGAGGGTGTTGAAATCGATCGAAACGACCATCACGAATTCCTGCGCGTTGAGGACGTTGCCTTGGGAAACTACGGTGAATTCGTCGGTGCCCTCTTCGCCAGGGATTATCTTGTCCGCCCCTACTCTGCCGGGGTACAGATAGCCTCTCGGCGCGTCGATGGCGCTTATCTCGGTTTCGAAACTGTTCATCTTCCGTAGTGTGGCCTCCTCAAGGACGGGGCTTCTTTCTTCGATGACTCTGATGAATTTGTCGAGCTGCTCCATGGCCTTGAGGCCGCCGGAGAGAGAATCGTCGTCCACCAGCTTGAAGACGCCCTTTGAAGATATTATGTCCAGGTATTCGCGTAGATCCATCCTTATCCACCTCAAAATGGAATTATATTATCTTTTGATCTTTCTTCCGAATTTGTCTCGGCCCAGTCGGCTATAGAAGTCGTCTGGTTTGGGCTTTTTGGAGGATTCCTTCAGTTTCTTGGTTGTTTCGCCGCCAAACTTCTCCTCAACCTTTTCGAGGCGTTTGGCGAATTCTTCGATCTGTTCTCTGATTGTTTCGGTGGCTTCTTTTGTGACCTTGTCTGAGACGATCTCAGCGAGCTTCTTGAATGTGTCCGCGTCTTCGTGTCCCTTTTTGACTTTCTGCGTGTCTTCTTCCTTCTCTTCTTCGTCCTTTGGCTTCTCGTTGGCTTTCTCGGGCTCTGGGACAGGATATCTCTCCTCCTGAGCCCTGAGATATTCTATGATTTGGCGGGCTGCATCGCGAACCTCGGAGGGGAGGTTTTCATCGTCGACGATCGCTTGCAGCTGCTCAACGACTTTGGCGATGGCATTCTCCTTCTTCTCTGTCTCAGAAGGTGGTGCGTAGGAGTATCCCATTACAGCGGCTTCAACGGCCGCTATGGCCTTGTCGATGGCTTGGCGGGCTGCGACGAGCAGATCGAGAACGTCCTCGGATCCGCCAGTCTCTTCGGCCTCCTCCTTCTCTTCTTTGATGTTTTTTGTCATGGGGTTCACCTCTTCGTCCATTTTGAGAATTACCCACCGTGCGTCTGGCACGGCAGGATTGGAAACGAGACTGACCTCGAAAACCTCAAGATCTCTGAGTTCTTGGGGTTCTTGGTCTTGGGGCTCGTCATCGGCCGTCTTCATCCGATCAGGAGCTTGTGGGCAACTTTTGCATATTCCTCCGATTGAAACGCCTCTGATCTCTCCTTTTTTGATCATACGCCACAGTTCCGGGTTATGTATCTTGAAGCCGATCATCCACGTCCCCGGCGGCAACTCATCACCATCCGCGAGCTCGTAGGGCTGTCTGAGAATGTAGGATTCTACGATTGTGACGTCGCTGCGGGGAAGTGGTGCTTCGTGCATGAAATGGACGCTCTGGTAGTTTGCCATGAAATTATGGGCTGTACGCTCGATTTCCTCGGCAGAGATAACGTCGCCGTGCTTATCCACGCGGTTAGGTACGAGGGCGGGGGCCAGGGCGAAACGCTCTTCATCATCGATTTTCACGATTCTAGCGTAGATCTCGGCTCGCTTCTCCTTGCCCTGCTCTTCGTCTTTTGGTTTCCATTCGGTTACGTCGATTAGCTTGGGTTTCTCGCCGGGTTTGGCCCATACAAGCCATTTCTGTCCTTTCTGCTTCAATTCCTTGACAACGTCTTCTAGCCTGTTCTTTTCGGCGTAGGGCGTCTGATCTTCGGGCTTTTCAAGGAGCCAGATCCTACGGCCTGCCACTGGAGCGTATTCGATCAGATAACGCCCCGTCAGTTTTTCGCCGTGTAGGAAGATTTCGAAGAAATGCTCTCTCCAGACGCCGATTTCGTAGGTTCCAGAGTCTATCAGGAAGAATTTGCTCCATTTATGGGTTGTGGAGCCAACATCCCGCGGTGGGACGACTAATGGCTCGTCTTTTCCAACCTCGAGCCATTCCTTGGGTTGTGGGAGTTTGAACGCGCCTTGGAGTTTTCTATTTCCGAGGTTGTAGAGTAGGCTGCCTCCCGCCTCTCTATTCTCCTTTGTATCGCCGAGAAAAGCCGTGAAACCCCATAAGTGGTCGTCCACCGAGAATCTGAGATCGGCATGCAAGCTATGATCAGTTTCAAGGAGCTCCTCATTCGATTTCTTGGTATCCTCTTCCGAGAGGCCTCTCCAGTGATGCTGAACGACGAACTGGCCTTTCCCGGAGGGTGGGAACTCCTTGTACCAGTTTTCAGCCCAATACTCTGCCGCGGCCTCGCTTCTCGTGTCAATCTCTTCGCCGTCGTCTTCTTTGATCAGCTCCTCGATTCCCAATGGGCCGTGGAGAGCGTAGATCATCTTGAGCTCTTGGCTCATGTCTTCGAGGTCGCCTGGGGTTTGTTCGTAGAGACTGGTGTATAGGGCTTTGTAGATTTTCATTTCCTTGGTTGTGGGCTCGTATTCTTTGAGGAAGTTGTATTTGGTCTTGTTTTTTGTCCAGTCGGAGTGGAGGAGGGTCTGTATGAGGTCATCGTCTACTATGGGGTCTTGTTTCTTGGTCTCGGCTGGTATTCTGGTGTCGTTGAGTATGCCAGCCCTTCTCGCGAGGTCGACAGCCTGTCCAGCAGTGTATGGTTCTTTTCTTTCTTTGTCGATGTCTATTGGGACGGCGGCTGTCCAGCTCAGCTCATCCCCGTCCTTAGTTTGGCGGATCATGATCTCCTGAGGCTGTACTGTGATGATGTCGCCGGGTTTGGCCTTGAACGGCGCGTTCATCGTATATTTCATATTCACGTACGTTTTGCCTCGGAATTCGACGACATTCGCGAATGGGAGTTCACCTGGTAGGAGGCCGCAGTCGAAGGAGTACGTTCCGTTCTTGTTTTTCCGAGCCTCCAGTACGATGGCTTTCAGTTCGGCTACTTTCTTGATCTTGGCGGTGGAATCGTTTGGGCCCTCGTGGTAGGGTGCTGTTTCATCCTTGAGGACGATACCCTCGCTGAGCTGGTAATTGCCAAGCTCTTGGAAGGCCTTAGCAAGATCTTCGAGGCTTCGGATTTTCATTTGGTGTGAGATGTCGAAATGTTTGCTGTTTTTGAGGTGTTGGTCGTGGAATCGTTCGAGGATTTGTCTGCGTTCGCGTAGCGGCTTCTTTCTGAGATCGCCGCCGGCTCTGTCCCAGTACAGGATGTCGAAGGCTGTGAAGACTGGATAGACGTCCTTGGGGAGCTCTGGGTTGTCGGCTGTGAGGGACATGACGTTCAGGCGGGGTAGTCGTTCGTCGCCTCTGTATAGGCCTACGTCGCCGTCGAGGATGAAATCGGCGCCGATCTGTTGAATGGCCTTGATGAGTTCGGGTATCTGATCTTTCCGTTCTTTCTGAGCGTCCTCGAAGAAGATGCTCACCTTGTCGCCTTTCTTTTGGATGATGGCTCTGAATCCGTTGAGCTTGTTCTCTGCCACAGCCTCAGGATGCTTTTCAAGCCATGTTATGAGCTCTTCGGGTTTGAAGGCCTCGGTCCCGGCGTAGTAGAATCCCATTCTGGGTTTGGATGGTGTGAAGTGCGTGATCGGTCCCCATTCCTTTCTTAGGATTGGGATTTTTTCTTTGGCTTTGGATGCGAGTTCGGATAGGTTATCGAGGGCCTTCCAGAAAGGGTTCACGATCTTCACGTCCCTTTTGTCACTCCTGACGAGCGCGAGGTCGTATATGGGCACGTAATTGGTAAAGGCGCCCTGAGGATTGTTTATCAAGTGTATGGGCTTTTCTTTGTCTGGTGTGAGAGTGAGGCGGATTGGAACATAGACGCTTTCAAATTTAATCTGATAAGAGTCGCCTTTTAGGTCGGCCCTCACCAGAATGTCGATGTCGTCGTAATTTGGCCTTCGAACGGCCGACCCAACCAGATCCACGAATTCTGGGACGAGTATGATCTTTTCGGGGAGTTCGTCGAGGTCAACCGGCAAATTCGAGGCGTCTTTGAGCTTTTTATCGAGTTCATCACGTATATGATGTTGGAGGCTTCTTCGGGCCATCTCCGCGACTATCAGATGGTGAGCGTTGACCACATCCTCCAAATTGATGTTTTCGCCGCCTTGCTCCCTGATCTTGGGATACAGTTGGTGGCAGCGGCGGTGGAGATTGAGAAGCTCATCATCAGGGGCTCTTTTCAGGTTTTGGGGGTTTACCTCACGTATTTTCATATTATCCCCTCGGGGGAGGGTTGGGGTCATATTGGTGTGATTTGGAGCCAATCTGATCCTGGTGGGGCCACAGGAACCCAAGTGCATCGGCAATTCGGGTGCTGCGGGATCAGATCCTTCACTTTTGGGTCTGCGACCCTTAGAACGGCCCCATCCCATTTTCGGCATCGTCTACAGACTTTTGAGTCCCGGGCAGTGAGATACATGACTTCCTGGACCCCAGCCGCCGTGCACGCCTCCAGTTTGGCTAATTTCGAAGCCGCGGATAATTCTGTTCGGAGAACTCGGGAGAAGAGATACCGGGTGCTCTTGTACGCTGAGTCGACTGGATTGAAGAGTTTCATGATGTTGGCAGCTATTTCGTCTGCTGTTGCACGTGTGGCGAGACCGTCAGCGATAAAAGAAGCAGCCAGACCACCCAAGCGTTTTGGGAGCGTTTCGAGGGCTGGGGATGCCATTTCAGCTATTCGGACGTTTAGGGCGGCTAATTCGGGCTCTGGAAGCCTAAGGCCCGATGGTGTCAGATTCACGTATCTCAGAATCTTCTCGAGTGTTTTCTCGTAGGTGGCGGCGTACTGGGTTTGCATTCTTCGAAGGACGAGTTCTCTGGGCTCTCTGAGGTGGTATGCGAGTAGTGCGATGATCGCACTGATCAGGAGGATGTCGTCGGTGTCGAGGCCTTGTTCTTCGAGTTCTCGACGGATTTCCTCGTCGATGGCGTACTCTTGTTTGGCCACAGCCTTCTTGTCCCTCCATTCATGGATTAGACGACTGAGGTCGTTCTGTGCTCTGGCTATTGCTTTGTCGAAGGCTTGTAGGAGTCTGTCAGTCTCTTGGATGATCTCTGAGCGCGTGGCATGGTATTCTACAGTGGTGTGTTCGATTGGTTGGGATTTGAGGCCGTCCCTGAGAAGAGTGATTTTTCGGATGACGTCGTCGAGCTCGTGTATGATTCCCTTCATTGTTCGTCCTTCTCAATTTTCTCTATGATCCGTTCCTTGAGGGTTTCGAGAGTATCCACGACCTTGTCGATGATTTCAGCTTCCACGGGCGCTTCGACTGGCTTCCCGCTGATGTAGTGGGCGTCCATGAGTGGATGATCAGACTTTTGGATGTTGTACTTGTGTGAGAAGCGTTCTATGATCTCATTTGGCGTCATGGCCCCCACCTCGAAGAGCTTGAGGCAGTTCTGGAGGTCGTAGTCGTCTTCTTCGATGTCAGCATTCTCAAATCGTATCGCCCAATCATGAGTCGAGAAGCCCCTCTCATCCCGCATAACGCATTGGTTCAGAAGCTCTTCCCACATTCGTTGGCGTTGAGCGATGATGCCTTTCTTGTAGTTGATTCTTGCGATTCTGGCGGTGTTCCCGCCGAGGGAGCCGATCTGCATCACCGCCACACGATACGGGTCAACACCATGAGCCGAAATGATCTCATCACGGTTATCCTGGCCGTACATCCGAAACGAGGCTTCCTTCTCCTCCACAGCCAAACGCTCAAATTCAACCTTAATTTCGCCAGAGGACTCCCCAGGGATCGCAAGAATGAGGGGAGTGTGCGGATTCTTCACCAATTCCTTGAAATGGCGTTCTATAGCCTCCTGCAAGACCGTGGTGCCAGTAGGATTCCCTTCCGCGTCAAGAATCTCCTCATCAACATAATTTCCTGAAATAAAGACCGCATAGGCTGGCACCCCAAAATTCTTGAAAAATGACAAGTTATACTCTTTCCGGGCTTCCTCGGCCGCGATCGCGTGAATAGCCGGAATATAGTCTGGGATGCCATAGTAGGAGGAGCGTGAGGAGTAATTATGGAGGATGACGAGCTCGTTGGCTGCGATGTCACCTGGGAGACTTCCGAGAGCGTGCTCTTCGCCCGTGTCCATATGCACGTCCTTCTCATAGCCGAAACGCTTGAACCAGCGATACTTTATACCGTCCCAGCTCTGGGCGTACTTGTTTTCGCTCTTGTGGATCCGTACGGTGGCTGCCGGCACATGCTCCAACGCCTTGACCCTTCCATGGTGGACGCCGCCGTATCTGATGATCTCAAGGCAGGCCCAGCCCACCTCCTCGAAATCTTGTGCAGCACGGACGAGAACGCTCTCCAATGATGGATAGAGATTGGAAAAGAAGCCCTCTATTTCTTTCCGTTTGTCGTCGTCGGCCTCCGGCGTAGTGGGGACTAATTCCCAGCCCTGTCCGACTGTATCGATTGCCTTGGTGGCGCAGCAGCGAGCATGGAACGTATTCTTCTCCGATAAGCTTGCCAGGCCGAATGGGTTGTATGGTGGCTCTATTAGCCCGCGTCGCACGTACTTGCCGGCGAAGGCATCTCCTCGGAGTCGCTTGGACTCCCCTCGGATCTCGTACTGCTTCAAGACCGAGTTCGGGACGAACCTGCCGTTCTCGAGGACGACGCCGAACGGTATGCGCTTCTCCGCTTTCATCTTCACGGCCTCACTCAAAGCGTGATTGTTCCGCCGCCCCTGCGCCGGGGGATCTCAACGAGCTCGTAGAGGAACCCAGTGCTGTTTTTGGCTTCGCATCGCACAGCAACGGGCACAACTTTGCCCGTATCGTTTTTCCATTTGAGTCTGAACTTCTTCCACTCATTCACGGATTCTCCGGGGAGTATGGCTTCGGCAAGCTTACCGTCGTCCCCCGCGAAGTAGGGATCTTGTGTGGCGTTGAATAGGTATGCGCGGGGCGCATATTCCATTGTAGTGCTTTTGCGAAGCCATACGTCAACCATAACCTTTTTCCCGGGCTCTATGGTGCCAAGATGGATGGTGCGGCGCACAGGAGACATTGAATTGGTTAAAGTGTACTGGTAGGCCCTGGTTTTGCCTGGTGGGGTCACGTTGCTCTGGGATTGGACAGTGCCGCCGCGATACCAAGCCATGTACGCTCCGGGGACTTGGTTGTGGTTGAAGGACTCCAGGGCACCCTCCAGTGTAGCCCCCCCATAATCGATGCTGATGGTGGGTGCAAGGCAATCATAGAGCCTATGATGATAATGCAGCCTATTAACTGGCGTGTATCCGCCGAAGTCCATATTATAACATGTTATACGATGCTGGAAGGAGCCATATGCTCCACTTTGAAGGTTACGGGCCTTGCAGCCCTTGTGCTGACTGAAACCACAACCCAAATCAGGGTATCTATATACGACTGCACGGGCGTTCTGGAACCAGCACCCATCAAACAATGACCCCGCAG